CTTGTAAGTGAACTTGACCAACGTAATAGAGAGTTCGAGTATCAAAAAAGTGAATTCTTTATCGATGAAAACGAAGGTGATAACAACGGTCCAGGCAGCGGGCTAGCGCAGTTCTAGTATTAAATAAAGTAGAAAACATGGATACACGTAAAACTATCAATGGACTTCGGCATTACAAATGCCCTGGAGTACCTGATTACTTGCCCTCTGTAACGTCTATCTTAAGCAGCACTCAGTCTGCCAAGACTCAACAGAAGTTGGCGCACTGGAACATCATGAACCCTGGCGCAGCAGACGCCGCAGCAGCACGGGGAACATGGATCCACGAAGCAACAGAAAATCATATTCGTGGTCTGAAAGTCGTACCTCCGGAGGCATACGCTCCTTTCTGGAAAGGAGTTCCTGAAAGAATGGATGAGATCCTCGAGGGCGGTAGAGTCTTGTGGTCTGAACGACCCTACAACCAACCTAAATGGTCTAAGTATGTCGGCGACGATGGTGTAGGAAGAATTTTTTATTACGACGAAAATACAAAGCACGGATATGCAGGGTGCTGCGATTTGATCTACATGGATAACAATGCAGAGATCGTCCTGGCTGATTTCAAGACGAGCGCAGGTCCCTACAGTGCGCGGTTCCCAAATAAAAAATCCAACGTCGACGAGAAGACAAAGAAGGCTCTCATTTCAGGAGTTTTTAAAGTCAAAAAGACACGGCTACAATTAGCTGCTTACAAACTCGCAGCAGAGGCTTGCCTAGGTATCAAAATTAATAAGACCCAGATCATTGTGTCCACGCCGATCGATGACTACCAAACACAGGTCTTTACTTTTGGCGAGGCTGAGGTAGAGAAGGACGAGCTTGCGTGGTTAGCTTTAGTCGACAAATTCTTTAACGAGGTGCGTCCTAAGGCTGCTCAGTCTTAAAACTTTGTCAGAAGCGTGTTAAAAGCTTAGATCCAAGGCAGAATGGGAGGACATCAAATCACGTCATGCAATTCATTTGTTCTGTAAACAGCAAAGTCGTCGGTGCACTAGATGCTGCTACGGGCAAGATTGAGGCAGGCGGTGACTTTCGATCTTTCAACAATAACTGGGAAGCTGTAGAACTCGATGCTTTAGGTATTGCAGACGAGGTAGGACAGCGTAAAGGTTTGTGTGCGTGGCACATGCTTGAAGGTAAGCGTGTGAAAGATAACACTGGCATAATCCATGCTGGATTAATAATTATTGA